GCGTAGACGCCGGCGACGACGTTAAGGACCTGGAGAACCGAGTTAAGGCCCTCGGCGGCGGAGGAGTTCTCGTTAAACAGATTACGGGCCGCTAGCAGGGCGTTAATAGTATCATCCATACCCTGGGCGAAAGTATCGTGCATATTACGGAGGGCCGACTCCATATCGTCGATACCGTCGAGGTAACGGTTAAGCTCGTCCTGGTCGAGTAGTCCCTGGTTAAATCCCTCCTGGGCCAGGTCCCGGGCGTCGGCCAGATCCTTAAGGCCAGCGGCCAGCGGGTCGAACGACCCCTCCAGCGACCGGAGCTGCTCCTCGAGTTCTACCAGACTATCGAGGTACTCGAAATTAGCCTCCAGCTCTAACAGGATAGACGGGTCTACCTCCTTACGTTTAGAGAGTTCTTTATCGAACGCGGTCTTAGCGAGGGTCGACTGGCGGAGTAACTTCTTAAGCCGGTCCAGCTCGGCCGTGTCGATCTTACCGAGCTTATGGGCTTTTTCCAGGAACGCCATAGCGGCTTTATATTCCTTAAGGGCCTCGATAGATGGATCGAGCATATCGACCAGCTCCTTAAAGGCGGCCGTGTCGAACGTGGGCCCGTCGCCCAGACTATCCAGCCAGGCCATATTCTGGGCGAGCTCGGCCATGGTGGCAGCGTACCTCTCCATAAGCGCCTCGTTAGCCAGGCGGGCGTCCATGTCCTCTTTAGCTGTAATCAATCTACGGAGGGTGGCCTCGAGATTATTACCCTCGGCGACCGCGACCCGGAGGAGCTCGTTAAAGTAGTCGATCCGCTCGGTCCGCCACGCCTGGGGGTCGATACCCTGGGCGGTCTGTAGTTCGTTAAGGTTAGCGATCAGGTCGGAGACGATACCGTCGTTAGCCGCGATAGCGTTACCGATCTCCACTAGTTTCATCTCAAAGGCGGTCTTACCGAACATCTCCATATTAGCGATCAGATCCTCGACCGACTTATCGAGCTCGCTGGTCTCCTGTTCGGCCTCCCGCATAGCGGCGGCCAGGAACCCCAGGGCCGCCACGCCGGCCAGCACCAGGCCACCGACGCCGAACAGGGTAGAGAACGCCGCCGACATACCGGCCATACGGATCATAGTAAGCCGGAGAGCGGGTAGTAACTTGGCATAGATCACGGCCGCCAGCTTAGCGAACCACGGGACCATAATAGCCAGCGTATTAACGATCGAGCCCATAACCAGGAGGACCGGCCCCAGGGCTGCAGCCAGGAGGCCCCATTTAACGATCGATCTCTGGGTCTCGGGGTTAAGTTCACTAAAGGCCCTAGCTACGTCCTGTATCGATCGGGACAGATCCAGGACGATCGGGAGGACGTCTCTGGCTATAAGGATCCCCATAACCTGGAGCTCGGATCTCATCTGCGCGAACGCGAACGAGGGGTCGCTATCCGCCATATCCTGGAACCGTTTATCGAGGGTGCCGATCGCCGCCTGGATCCCCTCGAGGTTTTGCTGGGCGATCTTACCCTCTCCGCCGAATACGCCCAGGGCGCCAGACAGGGCCCGGACGTTCGGGATCAGAGCGGTAAGGTCTACGCCCAGCCGGCGGGACTCGCGGACGAGCTCCTGGAACGTAACGATAAAGCCGTCCTCTCGGATATTCTTACGGACCGTCTCGATACTCGTACCGAGGGCGTCGAAGGCCTTAAGGGCGTTCTCGTCTGGCTTCTGGATAGCAGACAGGAGGGACCGTAACGACGTCGCCGCCTCGTCGCTGTTAACGCCTAACAGGGAGAACGTCGCGATAAAGGCGCCGAGATCCTCGAAGGCCACGCCCAGCTCGGCCGCGATACCGATAACACGACCCAGCACGGGGGCCAGTTCGGAGGCCTCTAGGTTACCTTTTTCGATCGTACCGATCAGGATCTCGAGGGACTTAGTCGAGTCGAGGTTCGCCTTACCGTAGGCCTGTACCGCGGCGGTAGCCGCCAGGGCGACGGTACGAGTATCGCCCAGACCGATAGCCGAGGCCATGGCCGCCTTTTTGAGGGTATCCATGGCCATAGCGCCACGCTGGCCGGCGGACGTGATAGCGAACAGAGCGTCGGCCAGCTCGACTGGCCCCCGGCCTACTGCAGGCCCGAGCGCTAGGATATCTTTCCTAAAGGCGGCGATCTCTTTACGGGAGACGCCTACTAACGTGTTCATTTTGGTAAGCGTATGGTCGAAGTCGGTACCGAGCTTAACGGCTGCAGCCGCGGCCGCCAGGATCGGCGTCGTAACGTATAAGGACATATTACGGCCTAACGTTTTCATGGCCTTACTGGTGACCATGGCGGACTTAGCCAGTCGCTCCGACGCGGTCGAGGCCCGCCTGGCGGCGCCGGTCATTCTATCGAGACGGTCCGCGGCGACTTTAGCCTCGAGGCTCTCTACTCTAAATCCTAGCTGGGCGATATCAACCGACATAATTTAGTTTCCTTTGTTACGCTGTGCTTCGTCCTTGTCCCGTTCCCGTTTCGCGTTACGCTCCTCCGATATGACGACTAGCCAGGCGTTATCCATACCGATAAGCCAGTCGATCTCCTCGGGAGCCACCAGCTTACCGGTTAAGAGTAACCAGCTCCGGATCTCCGTATAGGAGAGCGGGGCCAGGTTCTCGAAGCCCGGCGCCCGGCGGCTGTTAAGCTCCCACCACCAGCCCCATACGTGCCGTGCACATAGGGGGACCGTAGGCTGTTCTGGCGTCTCTGCTCCGGCCTGTTCGTTGTACTGGGCCCGGGTAACCTCGACCTGTTTATTACGCCCGACACTTAACTTATGGCCCCACTTGATCTCGTATCGAGCGTGCCACGTTAAGCACTCGCCTAGCCGTCCTCGGATCTCGACAAAAAATCGTCAAGAGACCCGACCTCCTCGTCGATAAACTGCTTAAGGTGGTAGCTTAAAAGCTCGTCATTAAGCAGAGTCCGGAGCTCTTTACGGGAGTACGGAGGCCGTCCGGCTTCCGCGTCGTCGCCCCCTTTCCAGGACCAGCCGGCGACGTGGGCCATACGGAGCTCGTCCTCGTGAGCTGTTACTAAATTCTGGTAAGCGGTGGTCTTACGTTTTAGAGTGAGATCCCGGACCTTAGTCTGGAACCTCCGCATAACCTCCTGGACCTCCTCGGAGGACTCGTGGCGCAATTCAAAGCGCCAGCCGGTGGGCTTGCCTACTGGCTTAAACTCGACCTCCCTGGTCGAGGTCTGTACTGTGTTTTTAATGTCGTTTAGGTTCATTTTCTATTCTCTCGTTTCATTACATTAGAGGATCCCCGACCTGGTAGATCGGGGTACCTCGGAAAGCCCGCCGTTATACGGAGGGCGCCTCTACCACTTCGGGCGGCTGTTGGAGACCAAGCGTAAAAATAATATGCTTAAAGTCCTCGTTACCGCCTTTCGTACGTTGCGGACCTGTTACCAGGCCGCGGTTATATTCCTCGGAGCCGTCCGCCCATACGAACTTAAACGCGTAGTTGTTCGTATTATCGTAGGCGGCTGCAGCCTCGAGGAGATCTCGGCCGGCGCTCGGCGCGTCCTGGAACTCGATATTAGGGTCGCCGGCGTTAGCCTCGCCCTTACCTTTACATACCACCGGACGATCCCAGGTAGAGTCGCTTACGACGTTCTGGGTAATACCCGTCGGGTCGCACGTTACCAGGTTAGGGATCTCCGAGTAGGTAAGTCCTTCAAATTCTGACAGAGTCAGGTCGTCATTGGATACCGTCGTAGCGATAAAAAACTGGCCTCCAAAGTTTGTAGCTCCACATGATGCCATAATTAAAACCTCCAGTTAATGTGGTTGATAGTTTCCGGAACCCATCATCGGGGCGTCATTACATTTATGTTAATCCCAGGTAAGGAATAGTTACAGGGATATATAGCTTACTCGAGTCCTCGACTACTGTCGGGTTCTGCCAAGCTCGCCCCACTACTCCGACCGGTCCTAGCTCTAGCCCTTTCGGGAACCACTCAATAAGGGCGTCGGCCAGCTCGGATGGATCTAGCTGGCCCTGTCCTGGTCGATAGTAGACTAATATCTGTATCGACCCGTTCGTATCTACGCTAGAGCAGTTACCCCAGGCTATATTACCGGTCTCTCCTGGCATTAATCGAGGTTGTAACCACATACCACTAGCCGGGGGCTCGTCTTGTATCCCAGGCCATAATATCATAGGGCTCGGGCTATAACTGAAACTAAGTAAACGGTCGAACGCCGCGACGAGGATCTCCTCGGTCCCTGGCCAGTCGCAGGCGCCAGTATCTACGGTTACGGATCCTACCTGGCCGATACCCTCTACGCCGGTTACCGGGACGACTATAGGCCCCTGGATATCGATCGTTACGGATCCTACCTGGCCGATACCCTCTACGCCAGTTAGGACGACCGTAACCCCGGTATCCGTCTGGACCGTTACGACGCCGAC